TTGTAAATAAACTACTTAAAAGCTATATTCAAACGACTGGTTACGAGCCGAGTGTATGGATGGTTGATTTGCCTTACGGCCCAGTTATTTGTATTGATAGCGTAAAAATAAAGACTGGCATAAACACTTGGGAAACATTGACTAAAAACGAAGATTACGAGGTAATTGCTGGTAAACTTTGGCTTTATACTCAAGGCAATTACGAGGTACAATATCAAAGTGGATATAGCTCTGTGCCAGAGGATATTGCAAACGATATTATGGCTTTAGTTGCTTGGCAATATGAGAACAGAGGTAAGAAGATGAATGCTGACCCACAAGCACTTATAAGCCAATATCCTAACTGGAATGGTCTTAACTATCATCAATATAAAAAGGTTGTAATATAATGCCGAAACCATTAAGCATAAAAATTAGTGGTTTAGACCAAACTCTTTCTAATTTGAAGAAAAGCGTAGATAAAATAAAATTAGAGATTGATGCGGAAATGGGTGCATCCGTAGAGCTTATGGCAACAAACTCAAAACAAAAATTGCCAGCTCAATATGGAGCATTAAGATCATCTATTTCTGCAAGAAAAATAGCTGATTTTAAATATATGCTTAGTGCAAATAAAGATTATGCTCCTTATATAGAATTCGGAACTGGTGATTATGCGGCTAAATATGTTCCAACATTGGAAAAAGAATGGCAAAAATTAGCGGAACAATATATTAAAACTAAAAATGGTACTACACCAAAATCACCATATTTTTATCCATCTGTAACCGAAGGATATAAATGGCTTTTAACTAAAATTAAAAATATTTTAGATAGAGATGAAAGATTGTAGTAATAGTGTTAGAACGATATATGTGAATGCTTTAAATGGCAACATATCATATAATGGTAAAAATATACCAGTATATGGACAAAATCCATTTAAGACATTACCGCAAAACTATATTATTATTTCATCCATTACTGAACAAGCAGATAATAACAATCACAAGTTTCAAAATATTGTCAGTGTAGATATAGACATTTTTAGTGAACAATATAGAATAAATGATCTTGCTGTTGTAGATAATATTGCTGGACAAATTTTAAACATCTTAATACCCGATACAGCAATCGATGGATTTAGTGATACTGATTTTGTTGTATATCCTATGTCAAGAACAAATTCATTATATTTACCATTACAAAACGGGGACAATTATGTTGCTCGTAAAATAATAACAATCAACAATTTAGTAAACCAAAAATAAAAATCAATAACAATGGCACAAGTACAAGGTTCATTGCAAAACATCGAGATTGACGTAGCTGGTGGAACGTCATATAAAAACCTCGTATGTTTGCGCACATCTTCTGTAAATTCTACAGTAGATTCTACCACTGATCAAACTAACTGCGGAGTTCTTACTGCTGTAGGAGAGCCTCAAATGAGTTTGGATTTCGATGCAATTTGCGAAACTGCTCCAACTATAGCACAAGTTTCTTATAACTCATTGCTTTCTGCATTTGCTAATAAGACTTTGGTAACTGTAAGAGTACAAAATCCAGTTGTAACTGGTTCATCTGCTGGTGCTGCATATTATCATCAATTTGCTGGTTATATCACATCTTTGACATTGAATCAAGCTACTACTGAATTTATTAATTTCTCTGGAACAATCGCATCTACTGGAACTATCGATGTAACTGCTTAATTATGAATTATACTACTTTAACTATTAATGGCGAAAAAATTGGACTTAAATTTGGTATGGCTTCTTTCAGATATTTGTCTGAAGGAAAATTTATAGAAGGAAAGTCTTTCGCCAATAATCAACTAACTGAAATTGGAATAGCTCATATTTTATATAGCGGCTATTATAATAATTGTTTAGTAAAGGATACTGATGTTAAATATTCTTTTGAATACTTTGTAGATTATATTGAAATGAATTTTGCAGACGAGCAAATTCAAAATGATATAAAATCATGTCTTGAAATTTGGGCAAAATCAGAGTTTTTAAAACCCAAAGAACAAGAAGCTACAGAGTCAAAAAAAAAGAATACTCGTGGGAAGAAATAGAGGAGTTTGCGTTTGGTGAGGTTGGTTTATTGCCAAATGATTTTTTTAGTATGAGTCCAAGACATTTTTCATTAATGTTAAATGGATTTAAACAAAAAAAAGTTGATCAATATAAACAAACAAGGTTATTAATGTTTACAATGGTAAAGTTGATGGGGGATCCAAAAACATCTCCTAAAACACCAGAAACATTATGGCCTCTTCCTGGAGACGAAGATCCTAAAGTTGACGAACAAGAATATCGCGAGATATTTAAAAGATTAAGTAAATGAGTCTTAATGTAGAAATAACAGCAGATGTAGCCAAAGCTGGTCAACAAATTGATCAATTTGCTAAATCTTCTAGAATAGCATTAACTAATTTAAGCCTTGTAGTTCAAGACTTACCATTTGGTTTTATAGGTATACAGAATAACCTTCCTTTTGTAATTAAATCCTTCCAAGATTTATCAAAAGAAACAGGTGGAGCTGGCAATGCTTTAAAATCACTTGGTTCATCATTAATAGGCCCTGGCGGTCTATTTTTTGCATTTAGCATTCTTACTACTGGATTAACTTATTTGACTCAAGAGTATGGGTCCCTTTCAAATGCTGCTAATATATTATTAGGGATACAAAAATCTCAAAAACAAATATTAGAGGATTATAATAAAGAATTAGATAAATTAATATCTAATAGTTCTGTTGAAATTGCAAATCTCGAATCTTTAGCAGGAATTTTAAAAAGTACAAATTCATCGCAAAATCAAAGAGTTGGTGCATATAATCAACTAAACAAAACTTTCCCAGACTTATTAAAAGGTTTAGAAAGAGAAAAAATATTAACTGGGGATTTAAACGGTGAAATTCAAAAAAGAATTGCATTAATATCTACTCAAATTAGATTAGAAGGACAAAGAAATGCAATCATTAAATTACTTGATGAAAGCACTACAAATTATGTTAAAGCATTGCGTAATGCTGGTAATCAAGATTTTTTAACTGGATTAGGAAGTACTTTAAGAGGTTTATTAAGTGGAGATTTAAATCCATTTACACAAAGAATTACAGGTCTTACTATAGGTATTGGCGCTGCAAATAAAGAAACACAATATTGGAAAACTGAACTAGATAAAATAAACTTGTCTTTAACTGATGTTAATGGGCAAATTTCTAAATTCACTGTTAATACAGACAATCAAAGTAAAAAATTAAAATCAAACAATAAGGATTTACAAGAATATCAAGAAACATATAAAAGTTTAATTCAACTATTTAAGCCTGCAAAACAATTTGTAGTGCCAAATGTGGGAGGTCCAATGCCTAACACATTTACTTTTTTACCAGATGAACAAGATTTAAAATTTTATCAAGAAATATTAGCGCAATTTGAATCTAGCATTCAAAAGGTAAATGATAAAATATATAAATCATTGAATAGGGGATTGGCAGAGCCTATCGAATCACTTTTAAATACATTGCTTACAACTGGAAAATTTGCTTGGGAAGAATTTGGCAAAACCGTTTTAGGTGTTTTAAAAAGAATTACAGCGCAATTACTAGCAAGCGGTCTTGCAACATTAATAGCGAATTTGATAGCACCAGGTGCAGGATTTGCAGCAGGACAAGCGTTGAAGGGATTTAGTACAGGTGCATTAGGAGATTTCTTAGGACTTGGAGGAGCTGCAAACTTCGGAGGATTGAGTGGCGGAGGAATGGCACTAAGTGGAAGTGTAGTAATGGTACAAAGAGGATCTGATTTAGTCGGAGTATTAAATAGAACTAACGCAAATATTGGAAGAATTGGCTAAACAAGAAAAATATAGGATTGAATTTATAAACCGTCAAGGAGATACTTGCACAGTGCAATTGCACTATGAAGGTTGGACTGGCGGCGTTACTTACTTGACTCCTGCGGCGCGACCTTTTGTTTTATCGGAATATAATACCGATGAAAACTTATTTAAAGGTTATAGACCACAGCAAGCAAATATTAATATCATAGCCAGCGACTCATCTGTGACAATGAATAACTTTGTTGCAGACAACGATGATGACATATTAGTCATATTTGGATTCTCAACATTTAGTGCTTATTGGTACGGGTATATATTGCAAGATAATTTTCAAGAGACTTGGATTGCGGGCAGTCATATTTTGACTCTCACTGCAACAGAGGGAATCGGTCAATTATCTGAGAAGCAGTTCAGTAACAATGGCGCAGAAGTAGTAGGAAAAATAACTCCTTGGACAGCTATACAATACTGCCTACAAGATACAGTACAGACTACAACACAGTCAAGAGTTTATAATAGCCTTTATCATACATCAATGAATAGCACAAACACAGATATGTGTTTAGATCAGTGCTATTTGGATACAAGAACATTTGTACAAGAGCCAAAGCAATACGATAGCAAGTTAGAGGTGTTAAATAAAATTAATACCTCTTTCAATCAAACTATGTTCCAATACAAAGGACAATGGTATTTTCTAAGGCTTGAGGATTTATATATTCCAACTAATCAGAATTTAAGAGGATTTAGAAACCAAATAGGAGGAGGAAGGTCCAGTTTAAATAGAAGGTATGACTCAAACATAGGAGTAGATCAGAGTATGAAACCCATCACTCCAGAAATGCTTCGTTATATCATCAGAAGGACAAAGAAGGATACCGTTCGCAAAAATTATGAAATGTTTGCAGAATGCGTTCCAAATTCATCTTTTACAAGGGGAACGCTTGTAAGCCAGAATTCAGTTACTAGGCTTACCACGCTTGCCAATTTTAATTTTTATTATGGCACATGGTTAAGTAAAACTGCTAACTCTGGTACTTATGGAGTTGTAGAGAATTATGTTGATACAATTCTAAGCGAAAGGTATGCATTTTTTAGATTAAGAAATAGTGAGTTTACATTTATAGAGTCGGAGTATTGCTACATTAGAACATTTGATACAGTCAAATTAACTTTTGATGTAAAATATAAAGACTTTAATATAGCTACTTACGCAACAAATTACTATATTAATCAAAATGTAGTTAGCTTAAACGATAAAGATATTTTAATTGCATCTTTATATTTAGAGACTGATTTTGGTAATTATTGGCTTGATAAAGATGGCAAGTGGGTTTTAAACGATCCAGCAGAAAATTATCCAACTGGACAACTTAGAATGGTAGTGGATCCTGCAAAAGATATACTTGCAACGGATTGGCAGACAATTACTGTAACATCAGAGCCAATGCCTTATGCTGGTAAGTTTAAGGTTCAATTTTGGGGTTTTTTAAGAGATGGA